GACGTACTCGGCTTCATCGTCAGAGACCGCCTTCTTCGTCACCTTCTGCATCCATTTGCTGCTGAATTCCTGCTCATCCTGAATCGTGAAGACCGTGCCAGGCTCACGGAGAATTAAGTCGTAATATCCCGTGCGCACCGCTTTGACAACGAGCTTTGCCATGATGATCTCCTGTGAATCAGCGCCCGGACCCGTGCGAGTCCAGGCGCTGAGTGATTAGTAGGTATAGGCGATTGGACCGACATCCGCCGTAAAGGTCGTGGGCACCACCAGATCCCCCACGGTCCCAAAGGTGCCCGTGGCACTCTTCGAGAGGGCCGTCTGTGAAATGCCCAGCGCCGTAGGAATGACGCGCAGCCGTGCCGTGGTCCCGTTCATCGTCACCGACAGGTAATACCAGCCTTGCAGCACCTGGACGGGCACCGTAAAGGGGATTTCCTGAAAGGTGGCCAGGGTGCCGACGGTCACGCCCGCAATGGCCGAATTCGCCACGAGCTTCCCGTCAGCATCGTGCAATTCAACCAGTGCGAGGTCGGTGCCGCCCACCGTGCCAATGAGGTACCCGATCCCCGTGAGCGTGACGTTGTGCGGAATGTAGATGGAATTTGTGAACCGCGTACCTGCAACCGGTGTTTTATCGGTGCCGGCCGTCAACGAGGTCAATGCGGTCCAGGTGAGGTGCCGCGTGGACCCGCCTGCGGTGTCGAGATCGACCCCGCCGCGAATGATCGCCCGTCGTCCTTGCTTTCTGAACCGTCCTGTTTTGAGTGGCATCGTGTCCTCCAATGGCTCGCGTCACATGGGCCAGAGCGTGAGGCTCTGACCCACAACGCCATGGTGAATGCGTTAAGTGATCGTGTAGCCCTTCGCGTAGGTCTGGATCTTATCGGCCATCGATTGCAGCGTCAGCTCTGCCGACACCGTAATCGTGGTCGTCCCGCCCGTCGCCGTGTTCCGCAAGGCAATGAACTCCTTGGTCGGAAACCCAGGAGGCACCGGCAAGAACACGAACTTGCCCACCGGCAAGGCCGCTGCCAGCATGGTCACGCTCGCAATGATGTCCGGCGAGGACATATTCGAGGCGGCAGACTGGATGATTTCAAACAGATGGGTTGAGCCAGCCCCGGCAGCCACCGTGACATGAATGCCGAAGCCAATCGGTTCGCCGTCCCCGACCTGGCGCTTGATCGTGGTATTGGTGAACGGAACCACGTTGGTACTGACCGTGGCCGCGCCCGTGAAGGCTTGGGCCGAAGAGACTTGCTGTTCTTTATCGATGTACATGCGCGTATCCTTTCGTTTCGTTCGTTCAGTGCGCCCCCGCCTCAGTGGACGGGGGCATCAGCATCAGGTCGCCATCACGATTAGGTGACGCGCGCTTCGGTTTCCAGGAGGGCGTCGATCTTTCTGACGGGAATCCCTCTGAAGGTCGGCACCACTTGGCCGTCCACATTGCTGTAGTTCAACCCGCTGCCCGCAATCACATCGTTTCGGCGCTGGATGTCCAGCATTTGGAAACAGGTTCGGTTCATGTAGAACACCGGCGTACACATCGACATATAGGGAATGCGATGGATCGCCTTAATCATCAACTCAATGAGGTCCGCTGCCGCCGACTGGGCCACCAAGTTGCTGATGTCGATGTTGCAGATTCGCACGAGATAGCGCCAATCCGGGAGGCACAACCCGTTCTTCCATTGCATCCAATCCAGATAAGCCCTGAAGCGGTTGCCGTTCGCGTCAAAGGCGTCCTGCAGGCCGAGATCCTCGTGCTTTAGTCCTGCATCGCTGCCCTTGGGATAGATCATGTGCATGGTCATATCGCCCCAGCCACAGAGATAAACGCTGGAATTGTCTGACCCCACGCCACCCGCATCCAGGATATGGCTCGCATTGCCTGCTGAGAGGGAACTGGTGCGCAAGGCCATGCCCGAAAACTCTTCCGGCGTGGTCCCCGCGTTGCCGTAGATCATCGTGCTTGCCATGCGCTGGTTCATCGCTTCCCGCTGCCGACTGGACCGGCTCAAACGGAACGCGGCGGTATTGCCGTTCAGATCAGCGAGATCCCGATCGATCTGCGTCCGGCCTTCCAGCATCCCGCACTGCTCGTCCACCTGGACCGAGGTGCTTTTCCCTGGCGCGATACCTTGATTGAGCAACCGATAGAACACCGCCGGCAGACCCGTTTCCTGGGTGCTCCGGTGTCCCGTGGGCAGGTTGCCCTCCATGAATTTTCCATCTAAGAGGAGCTCGTTCGTCTGCGAGAGCAATGGCACCAGTCGGGCCACGCGGCCATCAGGGTCCATCGACTTCGCAATGTCAGTGAGGGTGTAAACGGTTGTACTGAGTGTCGCCATGATTCATCTCCTTTACGGATCAATATCGTCGTTAGACGGTCGCTTTGGGTGCCCCGTAGAGTACGTCCGCCGTGCTCTTGTTCGGCACGCCGCTCCCCGCTTGTCCGGTAACGAGGCCGTCGTTTGCCATCGCTCGGCCCACACGGGCAAAGAACCGGATCAGCATGGGGTGATTGCCCCAGCCGGTCTCATTGAGCATCTTTTTTTCTTCGGGGGTGATGAACATATCCACCGCCCGCTTGGATTCGATCACCGTGGCGTCGAACTTCTCGCCACCAAATTCCTTGTCCGCCTTGATCTCAGCGGGCCAGGCTTCGACGGTCAGCTTCTTAAAGGCTGCCGCATTCGCCTCGGACTGTCTCGTCCGATCTGCCGCCACTTCCGCATTGGCGAGTTCTAGGGCTTTCTGTGCCACCTCAGGGGACAGCTTCTCGGCCTTCGCAAAGGTCGTTAGCCGTTCAAGGGCACCAGCCTCGATCACTGCGTCTTTCGGAAGGGCAAGCGTATACACCGGCTCAGCCGGTGGGGTAACGTCAGGCGTCACCACAGGGGAAATCGCCGCTGCCGCTGCAACGGTATCGGCTACCGCCTGAGAGGGAGCGGGAGCCGATGCCGCCGGAGGTGTCGCAACCACAGGGGCCGCGACGGGAGCGACTGGAACAACGGGCGTGGGTAGCTCACTCATGATTCAGTCTCCTCAATGTCAACAGGTTTCTCGTCTGGGGATTCAGGTTTCGTCTGTTCGTTTAGGTCATGCGCCTCTTTCGCCATCCGGTGGTAATAGTCCGGGTTGAGGGCTTGGATCTCCATGAGCAATTGTAAGCCCTGTTGCCGCCGGCCCTCGTTAAACGCCGTCAGGTCTGGTTGCCCCACGCGCAGGCTGATCGCGAAGATCCCCGCGTCGCTCAGTTGCTTCCAGAGAAACCGCCGCCCGCCTACCGTCGAGAGGATCGACTCAAGATCCGTGCGCTCGCGTTCCGCTCTCTGCCGGTCGAGCTGCTTGGCCTTCTTGACCTGTTTGGGATCTGCCGCATTACCCACCCAGGCCCGTTCGCTCATGCTAGTACTTGGGCTTTCTTTTCTTCGTCTTGCTCATGACATCCTCATCCTTTTCAACAGCGCCATGGCTTTCTTCGTGGAAATAGACCTCGCTCTGGCATGCATGTTCATCCTCTTAAAACTATTCCGTGAGCCAGGAGTTCTGCCACCGCGTATCCGTCCGTCAATCTTCTGCATTACGCACCAGCCAGCACGCGAGAGAGGGCGTTATCCGTACTGAGGTCTGCCCCACTCAGATTCTGCGCCGCCTTTGCCAAGTCCGGGATCTGCGCAGCCATCTGCTGTTGCTGTTTCTGTTTCGCTTGCTGTTCACGGATGGCGTCTGTCTCGTCCTGCGTGCGAATAATCTTTGCGGAGACGCCCATCATGTCGCCATATTCAAAGACCGCTTCGTCGATGTTGATGGTGTCCAAGGCTTGCGGGAATGCCGCCGCGGCATTGCCAACGAAGGAGAAGAATCGCTCCGTGCCCGCCACGCCCACGAGCTTCTGGGCCTTTGCCATGATCGACTCGTATTCCACCTTGAGCGGTTGCCCGGCAATCTCCTCGGGCGGTTCTGGTACCATGCCGATCGCTTGCATGATGGAGAACTCAATGTCTGTGAGCGGTTCGAGCAGATCATCGTTCAAGCCCTCCAACACCGGCCCCAAGGCCAGGAGCTTTTCCTCGTGGCGCTCAGCAATCTCCGCTTCATTGCGTGGCTGAATGCCCTCCATCTGGGCCAGCATCAAGAAGAGATCCTCATAGAACGCCCGTGACACCCGATGCTCTTTCCGGTCGATATCGGCATTCACATCTGCGACCGATACATTGACCTCGTGAATCGGAGACAGCCCGCTCCGCCCTTCTCGTTCATCCACCAAGGTAATGTCACCGGCCAGCAGGGAGACCTTTTGATTGCGGAGCGAGGGAGGCCCTTTCAAGGCCGGATTCAATTGCTTTTCGATTGCCCGGCTCTTGCGCTTCTCAAGCAGTTGGATCTCCTTCGTCGTGCCGAGCGCGTCCATGCCAGGGCAGGACGTGCCATAGGTATCTTCGCCCGTGATCTCCCACCGAGGGGCCAAGATCCTGAACTCGTCAAGGCCTGATTCACGCAAGAAGCCTTGCCCCCCTTCAGCATAGCCACCAATGCCGCCCTGATCGGTGCCGGATGCACTCGCCAGCGATTCAAAGTAGCAACTGGAGAACTTCTTATATTTGGCATCCAGGAGTTTCGGGTTGTAGTCGGTGTTCGGGTAGATGATGTGCGAGAGGACAATCGGGACTTCGTAGTTCCCTTGGTCCCACAGGCTCTTGATATTCAGGCTGAAGTT